GTTCTGCCCGGGCGAGAACAGCCGGAACAGCGCGCCGACATGTCCAGGCTGGAACCACGGCTTGTCGGAAGTCAGCGTGCCATTGCCGTAATAGACCGACGGCGTGAAGTTCGCCTGCCTGCCCGGCAGGTTGTTGAACGGCCCGTCGTTGACCTTGTAAAGCACCACCGACCAGCCCCGCGCGCCGGGCCGGACGCCGCGGCGCTGGATCATTTGCGGTGCCTGGCCGTAGCAGGCCACATAGACGATGTCGCCGGACTGGTCGTAGCGAATGTTGGCAAGATCGGCCGCCGCCCACGGCGTCGGCAGGATGACGGTGCCGCCCGCCTCAATCGAGCACTGCGTAAGCGTCTTGTTCCACTGGTCGGTCGATTCGATCTGGACGGTGAAGCTGGAACTGATGGGGGTGCACGACAGCGAATGCGTCCCGGTGTCGAGCACGGTCTGCGCGATCAGGTCGGACGCGCCGGCCGTCGAGCCGACACGGAGGGTCACGGGGCCGTCGGTGATGACGATCCGGATGCCGTGCTCGAGGCCCTGATAAGCGGGGGAGACGTTCACGGTCTGCTGCGCCTGAGCAAGGCCGCCGACCGGCGTGCAGGTCAGGACGCATGAGCCATGATCGTCGGTCGCGTCTTTGGCGATGGTGACGCTGGCGCCCACCGTCGTGTTCGCGGTCGACCACGCGCCGGCATTGGCGCCGGTGTTGGTGAAATAGGGGTCCTGGATTTCGGTGCCGACCGACGGCCGCGTCAGCAGCACCTCGTCGATCCATACTCTCATCTGGTTGGCTGTGAGCTCGATCATGGAAGTGTCGAGCTTGGAAAAGACGAACCGCATCAATTTGGCGGGACTGTCGTCGAGGATCTCGCCACTATACACGAGTCCCGGCCGCAGCATCATCGGGCCGACCACGTATGGCAGCCAGTTGAGCTGGCACTCCGCCGCCATCCGGAGCTTGGCGATGTCGACGCGACCGACCGCGATCTTGGAGACCTCGCCGGCATTGAGCGAATAGAGTGGAGCGTTGATCTTCATAGGGCGCCCGCGGAAAGGCAGGGGAAAGAAGAAAGCCGGCGAGGGCGGCACGGATCATCCGGTGGGATGGATGCGCTCTTCATCAGTCGTCTCCCTCCGGTCCGGTGACCACCGAGCCGCCGGTGCCGCCGCCGAGCCACAGTCCGCCCGGCCCGAAGGCACCCCGACGGGCGCGAGCCCAGAACGGCACCGGGGGCAGTCCGGGCGGCTCGTCCATGGCCTCCTCGGCCTTGGCGACGCGCCGGGCACGATCCTCGGCCTGCTTGAGCTCTTCGCGCATCCTGGCGTCGCCGGTAATGCGGAACGCGCTGTAACGGGCGAGACGCAGCGTTACATAGTCGACGAAGTGGGCGGGCCACGCCGTGAGGTTCAGCCCATAGGTCGCGTCGTTGGAGACATAGGCCACGTAGATCGGCGTGAGGTTCGCATACCAGAATCCCGCCTCTTCGCTGTACTGCAGCAGCGGCGGGTCCATGTCCGGCGAGGTCGAGACCAGGATCACCCGCACGAAGTCCGCGGGAATCGCGAACATGTAATTGAACCCGAACTGCGGGGTCAGCGCGGCGTCATTGTCGATCTGTACCGTGCGCTTGGCGAACTTCCACAGCCCCTGGCTCAGGCAATAGGCGACCGCCTCGGACCAGTAGCTGTCGAGCACGCGTCTCGGCTCGCGGTTCTCGGACAGGCTGGCGAGGCGGCGTTCGCCGAGGTGGCCGAGCGCCTCGTTGTAGATGAAGAGCTGGTTGATGCTGCCATTGGCAAAATCAGGACCGAAATCGCCCGACATTCGGTTACTCCTCGTGCGGTGTCTCGGCCGCATCGAGCAGCGGCCATGCCCGGAACACGATCAGCGGGCTATACGCCTTGCCGATCAGCTTCTTGAGCAGCGTGATTTCCTCGGACTTCAGGCTGAGTCGGCCTGTCGCCGCTGCCCCCACCCCTGCGTTGTGAATGCGGGAGGCGAGCTCGCCGCGCCTGAACTTCTCCTCCGGTGAAAGACTGCGCTCGTCTTCATAGGGAATGACCAGCGCTCGCACCGCGGCATTGCCGAGCGTGAAAGGTGTTCTCGCCTCGGTGCCGTCACTGATGGCGGCTCCATCGAGGTCGTTGAGCGCAGTGGTGAAGTCGATCATGCATCATCTCCTGTTCGGTGTTGCTCCAGCCGTGCCACGCGGTCGTGCAGCTCGAAGATGTAGAGGGCCTGTTCTTCGAGCTTTTCGAGCGCGATGTCGGCGCGCTCGAAAATGTCGGTCGGATCGTCGTCGATGCCGGGCAGACGCAGATTCGCTTCGACATGCTTTTGCAGGTCGTGGAGCGGCATCAATCCGGGGTAGCTCTTGCGCCGGCGGTTGCCCCATGCCGAGCCGCCGGGTTGCGGTTTCGCGAACTTTTCGATTGCGCCGGTGAAATGCTTTTCGAACACGTAGTCGGGGTTCGTATAGGCGGTGTTGTTGAGGTAGATGCCGCCGGCGACGTTGATCTTGCCGGCGCCGAGCGCGCCGCCGGTCGCGGCGCCGGCGACGACGCTGGCCGAGAATGTCGCATTCTGGCTGGTGTCGAACGTCAGTGCTGCAACATTGTCGGTATAGAGGCTAAGGCCATAATATCCACTCAGCGCCATGACGTTGGTGGCACTCCCGCCCAAGAGCGCGCAGGTGTTCCCAAAGCCGCCGATACCATAGCCGCCGACCTGCACCGTAAATTGCGCTCCCAGGTTGTTGCCGTAGGCCCCTGACGCCACGACGATGGTGTTGCCGCTGCCGGATCCGAAAGTCGCGCTCCCGTTGGACTGCAGCGACAGCTCCACGACATAGCCGCCGCCGTTGATCTGGGAGGAGAAGTTGAAAGCCGAAGTCGGATGGGAGGTTCCCGCCGCCGGTGCATTGGTGATCAGCCAATCGACTTGCTGCGATGCCCCCGGCGTGGATGCCCAGCCCTGGCCGATGAAATGCAGATTCGGAGAATATTGCTGCACCGAAGCGTTCGCGGCGAGCAGGTTTTGGATGACGAGCCCGTCTCCCGAGGCATTCGGAGCGCCGCCGTTGCCGCCCAGCGCGCTGACCGTGATTGACGTATCGCCGTTGATGGTCGGGTTGACCAGGGGGACTCCTAAGGAAATGCCGCCGGCGGCAACCTCCATGTAATTCGTCGTGCCGCCGATGTTTTGGAAATAGTGGGTGGTGTTGCGATAGTAATTGGTCGGGTCCGAATTGCCGGACGAGCCGATCAGAAGCGCGGAGTTTCCGGCGAAATCGTCGGCAATGACGTAACCACTGCTGTTGTAGAGCACCTTGTTGCCGCCGAGATAGATGGCGCCGGCCTGCGAGATCGCGAAGTTGTTGCTCTGGAACGCGTTGCCGGAGAATACGAACTTGGTGAGGTCGATGCCGGTGGCGGCGCTGAACGTGCTCAGCGTTTCCAGGTGCGTCCCGATCAACGTCGCTCCGGAATCGACCGGCGCGCGCCCGATGTCGGCCACCTCCGCGAAACAAATGCCGAAATGGAAGCCGGCGCCCGGGCCATAAGTATTTCCATTGCTGGCATTCGAGTTGCCGCTGTAAATCGCGATGGCCGCGTCGTTCGAGGAACCCTGCACCGCATTGTACGAGCAGATGTTGATGCCCCAGTTGTACTTTATCGAGCATCCGGCGGCGTTGAACACGTCGAACTCGTGCGCACTCGCGTTGAAGACGTGGGCGGCGCCCGCGTTCAGCCGGGATTGGGAGTTCCCGCCGAAATAGGCGCCCAGCTCGGCGCCGAGGGTCCCGCCGTCGCCGGTATTTGTCTCTCCGACGAAAACGCCGCCGACATAATCCCGGAAAGTGTTCGAGCTGCTCGTGATCCCGGTTTGATAGACATAGCCGAGGAGAGCTTGCCGGGCCCCGGTGGCGGTGGACGATCCGAACTCCTGCAAGCTGACGAGATTATTGACGATCCCCGCGGTCTGCCCGTTATCGGCGACGTTGACGAAGCCGAAGTTGAAGCTGGACGTCCGCCCCCCGATCCCCAAGGCGTCCTGGGTCGTCGAGCGCGTGCCGCCGATTGATCGCGCCCACAGCCATTGCTCTTTTTGGTCGCCATAGGCCTTGGTGATGAACGCGCCGCCGGGGCTGAGCGCGAGGCCTGGACCGGCATAATACAGCGAGGCGCCCGGGAAGGTCTCCAGGGTGGCGCCGGCGGGGACCACGATCTGAGGCGTGCCGGCCAGATAGCTCGCCGGCGGCGCCACCACATAGGCGTTCGCCGCCAGAGCGGCATTGAATGCTGCCGCATCGTTCGTCGAACCGTCCCCGGCGGCGCCGTATTGGAAGACCGAATACGTCAAACCTTGCGACGACGCGACTTGAAAAGCCACGGCATTCATGTCGTGAAGGACTTGCCGCAAGGCGGCGGCCGTGATCGTGCCCGCGTCGTTGCTCGGAAGCTGGGCGTTGATCTCGGCGTCGATGCCGGCCTGGTTCTGAAAGGACATGGGTCAGGTCCCTCTCGTGTGGGTCATGATCGATCCTTTTTGAAAACTGGAAGGCCGGCGGATCGCTCCGCCGGCCGTGATCGAACCGCGACAGTTCGCAACAGCGAATTGGCGGCGGTCAATTCATCGCGTTGACTTCGAAGAAGTCGAGCTTGACGTCGTTCGCGGCGCCGGTCGTGTAGGACGAGCCGGTGACCACGAGGGAGATCGCGGCGTTCTCCGCCATGGTCAGGAAGGCGGGGGCGAGAATGCCGCCGTGCAGGGTGCCGAGAATGGGTACGCCCTGCGCGTATTGCGTATTCGAGCCGGCGGCGCCGTATTTGAACAGGTTGGCCATCGCCGACCATCCCGCGGCATTGTTCGCCGTGGTGCCGTTGACCCACGCGCCGCTATCGCAGATCGTGGTGCCCGAGGTCACCGTGCCGCCGGAGATCACGCCGTTGGTCGTCGTCTGTCCCGACATGGTCGGGTTCGCCCACAGCTTGAAGCGCTTGTTGTTGGTGGTGGCTCCGGTGATGCCCTGCGCGGTGATGCAGAGCCCGCGGCCGGCCACGTCGAACGCACCGGCCGGGATCACGATGCCGGCCAGGATGTCATCTGTGGTGTCGGCGCCGTTGCCGGCAATAGGATTGCCGACGTTGCGGTAGAGGTTGCCTTCCTCGGCGAAAGTCGCAAGCGAGGTCCCCTGCGTGGAACCGCCGAAGACGGTCGATTCACCCGGTGCATTGGGTGGAACCCCCAGGGTCGCCGCGCCGTTGGAGATCGACGCCACCTGCAGTGTGAAGGCGCCGGGCAGGCTCTGGTTGATGACGTAGACGAGATCGCCCACGCCCATCCCCTTGCCGCCGGTCGAGACGGCGGCGTCGGTGATGTAGCCGGAACCGAGCACGGTCTGGACGGAATCGGTCGTGATATAGGCCCATTCCTTCCAGGCGCCTTCGACCAGGCCGCCGCCGAGATAGGAGAGCGTATTCGTGGTGTAAGCCATGATGATGCTCTCCCGTCAGGTGTACTTCGAGCCATCGTGGTTGACCACGACGACACCGGCGTTCTGCAGCAAGGCGCTGCCCATGAAGATCGAGGAGCGCGCCCAGTAATAGGCGTTCTCCTCGTTGTAGCCGGCGCGGACATCCATCTCGCCGGTGTTCACGGCGTGACCCACGGCATCGCGGTGGAACGCAAAGCACTGCTCGGCCGAGGTGCCGACGCCGGGGATGTGCGGATGGAAGATCCAGTTGAAACCCGCCCAGCGCCGGAACCGTCGCGATGCCCCGGTCAGAGGCGTGATCTCGACGTAATCCGACTTCTGGAATTCGGGGATCTGCATGAGGTAGGCCCGCATGGCGGGCGAACCGACGAAGAACATGTTGTCTTCCTCGGTGGTGTCGACATCCTGCAGGTCGAGATGCGCTAGCGCACGGGTGGCCAAAGCAAGAGTCATGGTTTGCGCCGAACCGAGATTGTTCGACGCGCCCGCGAGCATCCCCAGGATGTCTTGGTCGATCTTGCGGTTCATCACCTTGACCGTCGACATCTGCATGATGCGGCGGCCGTCGCCCTGGGAGGCGAAGATGTTGAACTCGGTGCGCTGGGGCTTGTCGTGCCACTCGATGAGAGTGGCGGGCACCTGGGTGAGGCTGTCGACGCGGGGCGGGATGTTGCCGTTGAGCCCGCGCGTGACGGCGGTTGCACCGCCGGAGCCGGCCACCAGGAACATCGCCTGGTTGCCTTTGATCACCGCTTCAGTCGTGCAGATGGTCCGGAGCCATGAGACCCCCTGCTCGAACTGGGCGATGAACTCCTGGCGGTACTGGATTTGGAATGCCGAGTCGGCCATGGATCCAGTCCTTCGAGATCATTGCTGGGTGAGCCTCCGTTCAGGTTGTCTTCGTCGCGTGACCCAGGTTGTCCGCGTGCCATGCAGTCGGCATGGTGGGCGGGGCTGCGGCGGTGCGCGAAGGGCGTCCCATCGGCGGGTGAATGCACGGGCCGGCCGGGGCCGCAGCGGCAGCCTGCCAGAGGCAGGACCGTCCGCGGGTTGTCCGATCGCGCGCGCGAATGGGGTGAGCGGCGTCGCCGCCGAACCATAGGCTTTCTTGTTCGATGGCGAGGCGAAGGAGTGCGCCGGGCGCGAGCGTCAATTGCGTCGCGGCTCGGAGCCAGCCCAGAGGTGTTACCCCACCGACACATGTAGCAAGGATTCATTAACTCCTGGGGCGAGGGGTTCTAAAATGCTGGCGGTTTTGCTA